ATTTAGTAGAAAATCATTTTTACGATTTGGTATTTATTAACGGTGCTACGGTAGTTTATAAGGATAGGATATTTTGTACTAATCAAAGTGTTTCGAGTTTTTCAGTAAACAAAAACCAATATACTGCGAATACTACCACAAATGAATTTATAGTTTATGAGTAATATACACGTTTTAGAATTAAGTTCTTACACAACGCCAGTAATTCAAGAGTCAAAACGCGACGCTTGGGTTGAGTTTGGAGAAGATAACAATTACTTTCAGTTTATCATTGATAGGTACGTTAATTCAACTACTAATAGCTCGGTAATTAACAATGTAAGTCGTTTAATTTACGGACGTGGGTTAAGTGCTTTAGATGCAAGTAAAAAGCCTAACGAGTACGCTCAAATGATGGCTTTATTTAATGCTGATTGTATTCGTAAAATAGTACTTGACAGAAAAATGTTTGGTCAATTTGCAATGCAAATACATTACTCACAAGACCACAAAAGAATTTTAAAAGCATATCACATTCCAGTGAATTTATTACGTGCTGAAAAGTGCAATAAAGACGGAGAAATAGAAGGTTATTATTATTCGGATAATTGGTTAGACGTAAAAAAATACGCACCTAAAAGAATACCAGCTTTCGGATATTCAAATGAACAAATAGAAATACTTTATTCTAAGCCGTATGCGGTAGGAATGAAATACTACGCTTTGCCTGATTATCAAGGTGGTTTACCTTATGCAAAGTTAGAAGAAGAAATTGCTGATTATTTAATTAACGAAGTTCAAAACGGTTTTTCGGGAACTAAAGTAGTAAACTTTAATAACGGTGTACCTACTGAAGAACAACAAAGTATAATTAAAAGCAAGGTGTTAAGCCAGTTAACGGGTTCGAGAGGACAAAAAGTTATTGTAGCTTTTAATAACAACCAAGAAAGTAAAACAACGGTAGACGATTTACCGTTAAACGATGCTCCCGAGCATTACACTTACTTAAGTGAGGAATGCGTTAAAAAAATTATGTTAGCGCATAACGTTACTTCGCCGCTTCTTTTCGGTTTAGGTTCGGCAAATGGTTTTAGTTCAAACGCTGATGAATTACGTAATGCACAAGTGTTATTTGAAAACATGGTAGTGAAGCCAGTGCAAGACCAAATTATAGATGCGTTTGAAACTGTCCTACATTATAACGGAATTACTTTAAAAATGTATTTTGAAACGTTAAACCCGCTTGATTCGGCTGGAGATTTAACAACTAATAGCGATAAAAAACGCTTGTTAGATTCAATAAATAATTTAAGTCCTTTAGTAGCGAATAAAGTAATTGAAACGTTAACGGCTAACGAAATACGTAGTATTGTAGGTTTACCACCCGAACAAGGCGGTAACGATTTAGCGCCTGAACTATTAAGCAAAATAAACACGGAATTAGAAGAAATATTAAACGAAGTTGATGCGAACCAATTAGGCGAAGGCTGGGTAATGGTAGACGAACGAGAGGCTTCAGAAAATGAAGAAGAATTAGATTCACAATTAATTAAAGCTGAATTAGATTTAGAGCCTAAAACAACGCTTTTAAGCCGCTTAATTAACCTTGTTCAAACTGGTAACCCGCAACCCGATAAAAAGAGCGCACAAGACAAAAAAGTAGGAGATTTAAAATACTTTAAAGTTCGTTATAAATACACGGGAAATAAAGCACCCGACCGTGACTTTTGTAAAGCAATGATGTCAAAAGAAGATAGGTTGTTTAGAAAAGAAGATATTGATGCAATGAGTAGAAGGGCGGTTAATCCGGGTTTTGGCGAAGGCGGTGCAAATACGTACGATATATTTCGTTTTAAAGGCGGCGCACGATGTCACCACAAATTTTCAAGGGTAACTTTTATGTTAGATTTAAACGCTATTGAAAAAGGTTATTCTGAAATAGGAACAAGAGCAGCAGAAATTAAAGGATATAAAGTAACAAACCCTTACGAAGTTTCAATATACCCTAATAATTTGCCTTTAAAAGGGTTTAGCCCGCGAAATAAAAATTTACCTTCAGACGTAATATAAAATGGCAGAAGCACTACTCATAACACGACAAGACGTTGTTAAATTCACTGCAATGAATGGCAACGTAGACACGGACAATTTTATTCAGTACGTCAAAATAGCACAAGACATTCACATTCAAAATTACTTAGGTACTGATTTACTTGAAAAATTAAAGTCCGAAATTATTTTAGCGGCTTCAGGAATACCGACTGCTATAACGGTAAGCAACCAAGGAACGGGTTACACTACGGGAACTGCTATAAATACAACAAGTACAACGGGAACGGGTTTAAAATTAAATATTACGGCAGCTGGTGGTTTAATTACGGCAGCTACAATTAACACGGCTGGCACTGGTTACACGGTAGGAAGTACGGCAACGGTAACAGGCGGCACAAATGGAGCGGTTACAATAAGTTCAATTTACACAATACCAACTGATTACAATAATCTTTTAGTTAACTATGTAAAACAAATGCTTATACACTGGGCAATGGTTGAATATTTACCATTTGCAGCTTATACAATAGCGAACAAAGGGGTATATAAACACAATTCGGAAAACGCTACTAATGTAGAAAAGGTAGAAATTGATTTCTTAATAGAAAAAGAGCGTTCTATTGCACAACACTATACTGAAAGGTTTATTGATTATATATCATTTAACAACGATTTATTTCCTGAATACAATAGTAATTCAAACGGGGATATGTATCCAGATACAAACAATAATTACACTGGCTGGTATTTATGAAGAACTACAAACCAAAAGACGAAAATATAAAGAAATTATTAACGTATTTAAGTAAGCAAAATGGCAAACGTAAAGATAAGTCAATTAACAGCGAAAGGAAGTAATTTAGTTGCTTCGGATAGGTTCGCAATTGCTGAAGATGCTGGTGGCGGAACGTTTGCAAGTAAATACATTACGGGAGCTGAAATAGTAACTAAAAATATTAACACTTATTCGAGTACGTTAAACAATTTAGTTTTAGCCGATGCGAATAAAATTATTAAAGTAGACAATAATTCTGCTAACGATTTAAGAATACCAACAAACACAAGTCATGCGTTTCCAATAGGAACGGAAATTATTATAATTCAGTACGGTACGGGACAAACTACGGTTGCACCAACTGCTACGGTAACAATGCGAAGTAATGGCGGTAAAAATAAACTTTTGGCACAATATGCACAAGCAACGTTAATAAAGATAGGAACTAATGAATGGGTTTTATCTGGAGACATAACAACTTAGAAAAATGGCAAATGCAAATGGATGGGGCGACGGTGCTTCGAATAATAATATAGGATGGGGAAAAGGTGCTGATAATGCCATCGGATGGGGTTCGGTTTATTCCGTTTCTGAAGCTGGTGCAACTGATATTGTAGGAACTCCAGCAGTTGACCCAGACGCTCAAGCATTCATTACAGCAGCTGCAATAACAGACCCTACTCAACAAGCTGCTATTAATCAATTGGTAGTTGACTTAAAAGGATATTCTATTTGGACTAAAATGAAAGCGGTTTATCCTTTTGTAGGTGGTACAGCTTCAGCTCATAAATTTAACTTAAAAAATCCTTTAGATACGGATGCTGCTTTTAGATTAGTTTTTAGTGGTGGTGTTACACATTCAGCTAATGGTATTTTACCTAATGGTGTTAATGGATATGCAGATACTTTCTTAAAACCTTCTACTTCTTTAACTTTGAACTCTTCGCACCTTTCTGTGTATTCAAGAACAACGGGTGTCGGTGGTGCTGATATTGGTGGTGCTGCTAATAGTTTAAATCCTGGTATTTGGATTTTGAACAATTTATCAGGTGGTACTTCTTATGTAAATTCTAATGGAACGGGTGGCATAGCGACTACTTTATACGGTGCAAATACAAACGGATTTTTTATAAACAATAGAACAATATCTACTGAATTAAAATTTAACCGTAATGCAGTTTCAAACACAATACTACAAAACAGTAGCGCACTAACTACTGTTAATATTTCAATAGGAGCGTTAACTGCTGGAGTTGGTTTTTCTTTTTATTCAAACCGACAAATTGCAATAGCTTCTATAGGAAGTGGCTTATCAGATACAGAAGCAGCTAACTTTTACACAGCAGTACAAGCATTTCAAACAACTTTAGGAAGACAAGTATGATAGAGGTAGGATTATTAACAATAGAACAAAAGGATCAATTAGTAGGTCAATTGTATGATGATGATTCATACTTCAACCCTATTCAAGATATTGATGACAACTGGATAATTTCAGTTGAGGAGATGGAGCAGTGTGTAAACCCTGATTATCTTTGGGTTAAAGACCTTGATTTGATTCCATACGAACCAAAACCAACCCCACCACCTTTTGAAAATTAATTATGAAAATGATACCTATTACACAATTTATTGAAGTGATAAAAAAACAAGGC